AATAAAATTCCCCCATTCATTATATTTGTGGTTACAAGGCATCTTCACTAAAAGCGTGAATCCTATCGGGAATGAGTTGTAACGCTTAGATTATACCATAAATATCGGAAATTAGTAAAAAAGTTTAAGTCTCGAACGGGATATTTAAAATAACTTTCATCAAAAATGATTCCGACATGCATTGTTCAAAAGACAACAGGAGGACAACAAAATTGCAACAACTTCACGATTTTTAACGAAAATTAACGCTGACTATAAAACAAAAACCCCGTCAAAACGGGGTTTAAGCAATTTAACGATAAATTTTGATACCGGTGATCGGTAACACCGTTGTTGGTATATCAATGTTTACATCGTATTTGGACAACTTTTGGACAACTAGTTAACCTCACAAAAAAAGGCACACCAGTCATTTGACCAGTGTGCCTTTACCTATCTATATAAATTGTCAGTATAACAAACGCTGGCCAACATAAATCCTGTTAGGGTTGCCTATACGGTTAACCTGTACCAGATGACCGATCGACACTCCTAGTCTGCCGGCGATGCCACTCAAAGTGTCGTCACGGCGCACTGTATAGGCTCGTTGAGCATATCCATTCCCAGTTACCTTTAGTCGTTGCCCTGGATAGATCCAATTAGGATTGTTCAAACCGTTCAACTCTTGTAATCTTTGCCAAGTTGTACCATAGCGGCTAGCAATCCCGCCTAAAGTGTCGCCGGATTTTACCACATAATAGCTAGCGCCCAGGTTACTATTATTAGTTACGCTAATAATTTCTACATCGCTAACATTTATCCAGGACATGATGCCGGCTAGCAGCACCTTGTTACCCGATACTTGTTGCACCTTGTAAGTATTACTTTGTACCCAGCTTGGCATACCAACACCATTGGCCCAATATTTTACACCAAACTTAACACGAACAGTATTGCCTACTTGAATATCGCTCTTGGGAGTATTATCAGCTTTTTGGCCTTGCTCAATTGCTTTTGTTTCACTCTTAGGATGTTCCACATTGCCTTTCTTATATCCATTCAAAGTAATACCTAGCAAGTCAACATTGTAATCATATCCACCAGAAATCGCAGTAGAAGTGAATTGCCACATGTTAATCCCGGGCATGGATGGGAAGTAGTTATAATCGGGTCTAGTCATTACAGAGTAGTCGCGATATGCTGCTAACCATAGGCAGTTAGGAAATTCAGCTGTAATCCGTTGACGATTTAAGTGAGATAAGATATAAGGCTTGTATGAGTAAAGCGCTGGAGTATAACCAGCTTCTTTTACTCTACGTAGCCCATACAACACGATATCTGTGTTATCTTCCCTATCAGCACTAGCACCACTTTCATAGTCTAGCGCAACAATACTTTTTTTGGGTGTTTGCACTTCAGGCAAATAGTAATCAAGCATTTGTTTGGTTTGAACTTGGTTAGACCCCGTTTCCATATAGATATATGTGTGCATCCGCAACCCCATCGCAATCCCACTTGCTACTTGTGATTGATAGGTCGTTTGTGGAATAAATGTTCCATTATAGTAACCTCCAATTTGAGAAATAGCAAAGCTATCTTCAGGCGTTACTTTTTTAAGAGTGTTACCTTGATACCTAGAACTATCAACCCCATAATATCTAGCAGCGTTCACACTTATTGGCACTAAAAAAAGCCCTGCGCAAGCAAGGCTAGCAATTACGATTTTAATCTTATTTTTCATCGCCATCCTCCCCCTTGTTGTATTCGTCTGATAGCTTGTAGATATACTTCTTAAGCCAAGACGGAATCGGGATTCCCATTTGACCTAGATTCTCGATGATGGAAATTCCGTAAAAAAGAATATAGAAAATCAGAAGAGTATCGGCCATCCCGCTTGCTCCATAGATATCGCAGAACGGATATAGCACGCATACGACCAACAAAAGAGTTGAGTGCTTGATCAACCCTGACAACCCTTTAGAGCTCGTAGTATTTTTATTAATCAGAGATTTGATAAACCCGGTCATGACGTCGATTAGCACTACTAGAAAAAACGCAAAGAAAACAGGGTTATCGATCAGCGTAGACAAGTGTTTGATATATTCTATGTGCAGCATTAAATCACTCCTTTTTTATCCTCCCACCCACCGCTATAGTTATTATTCCGTTTCAGTTTCTGAGTAAACCTGGTCTTGCACAGAGTAAACAAATTCTCTGAACGAATTTGCATCATCTCTTACAGCTTTGGAATTCTTGCGATAAAGATCAACGTTGGCGATTGTTGTAACTATGTCTTGACTCAACGCATCATTAGATGATACTTGCGCCGAAAAACGTGCCACTAATTCATCTCCTATCCTTGATTCTCCAGAAAGGTTGACTGTTTTCTGCTTTGTAAGTGCCATTGCTAATCCTCTTCTTTCTTTTGATTTGCTTCTGCTACCATTTGTTGCAATCTTTCGTTTTCTGCATTAGCACTGGCTAGCCGGATATTCAAATTGCCTATCTCGGCCGCAAGATTGCTGATGATTTTTTGTAATTTTTCAGTATCCATTACTTATCCTCCTTATTTTCTGCTCCAATAATGTTAACTAATGACGGATCTACACCGTTTTGCTTGCAGAAGTCCTTTTGCTCTGCAATGGCTGCTGCCATAAATTCCTGTTGACGTTTCTCGATAACCTTATCGTCTTGTTCAGGCAAAATAGCCCTGCCATCATCAGAATAGCCGATTGGCTCTGATAGCCCCATCGTTCTAACGACAGGTGTGCTGCCATCGCCTGTTAAATATGTTTGCATTTCGGCAATTTCGTCACCGTTAGCATTTTCGATTGTATCCGTAAGAATGATTGTTTTTTTCAAAGTCATATTATTTCCTCCTATTTTATAAATCGCGAACCTTGGACCCGGCAAACTCTCGGATTCCACCTGAAGCAAAGGCAATCCCGGAAGTTGGTGAAACTCGATTGGAAATCGCAGGTATCTTCCATTGCTGATACCAGTTGGACCACTGACACCACGTAAATCTCAGCTTGTTAGAAGCGCCACAGGAAATTTCCACATTTTCCATGTTCATAGTTCCCCACGGCTTTATGTCGTCCCAACGAAATGCGATTCCCGATGATGATTTAGTATTTTCGTTGTAACCAACCTGTATAGATGGATAATAGTAGCCACTGTTACCCCAGCGTATGTTCCTGATATAGAAGGGATCCTTTCCTCCCGTATAAATTGTGCGTGCTTTGTCATTTTCCAATGTACACGTATCGTACCAGTGAAAGCCTGAGCCGAAACCTCCATAACCTGTCGCAGACCACTTCATCGAAGCGTTCCATTCATAACCGCCGTCAAAATTACCTTTAACAACCTTGCCAATCGAGATTTCATCCCCATTACCGCCGCTGCTACTTGGGCAGACTACCAATCCTAATCCGTTCAAATTAGTGTTTGCCGTATTTTGGCCATAAACTAATCCACCCGTCCAACGATAATCGCCCGATTTTGGTTCTTGGCGCTTAATACGATACCCTGTGCTGCCAAGATCAAATGTCCACTGATCCTTGTTGGCGGCTGTGCCGCCCTCAGCGTGTATTCCTGACCCGTCTAAGCTCATCCACGAATTGTTGCTACCTATCAGCTTTGCGATTTTAGCCGTCAGCGTGCCGGTGGTGATTTTCGACGCATCAATGTTAATGACGTTGATTTTGGCTGCATCGATAGTGCCAGCCAGCATCATGTCGGCCGTGATACCAGTTGCTTTTATCTTTTTGGCGAAAGTCGTCCCGTCAATCGCAACATCGCCGTTCAGCAGGATGTGCTTTGAATCAATTTTGACTGCCGCACTAGTCATGTCGATTTTCGATATGTCAGAACCCCCGACGAGTTGAGCAACTTTTAAACCAATGCCGTCTGATGATTGCTTGATTGACGTCATGGTTGACTGAGTGTAATCATCAAGCTTTTTAAAGCTAGCATACGCTACATAACTTGCACCACCTTTGCCATTCTTATCTTTGGTGGCTATGCATGGCAGCACCTGTGTGACATTATCCGGCACCGTTACGATGCCCTTTACCCATCCCCAGTTGTCTGGAGTGATAGTGGCACTTGGCCCCATCGCCCAGCGCCTTTTTCCACCTTGTTCATAGTGCAAATACGCGGCAACTGTAATGTTCAGCCCGTTATATACACTCTTCATATTGGGGCACAGTGCCTCAACATAGAATTTAGTGCCCGGTTTGACAGGTATCCATGAGGTTCCATAGTATAGGTCACTGCCTGTCGAGGAGTACACCCAGTTATAGAATCCGTTAACCGGCCCACCTTTTTGGAGGGTTGCCGGCGTTTTAAAATCAGCACAGCACCAATTTCCGACTGCCGAATCCTCAAAACTCTTCTTTCCGATGAGTTGACCGCTTGAATCCAGATTGTATTTCCACGCTTGTTGTTGGAAACCAGTTGCGTCTTGGATCCAGCTCGAGTTTTGGTTAATCTTGATCAACTTTTTCCAATCATCGGTGGCCTTTAAGCTATTGATCGTCGAGTTCTTAAGCGCATTCTCTCTAGTCTGCGTTTCCGTTTTGGTATACACAGATGATGATAAAGCATAAGTACGCTTTACTTCTGCCTGATATGCAGTCAGTGCATCGGCCTGGTCCTGTATGCGCTTGTTAATGTCCCCATCCGACATACACCAGTCAGTAGCTTTAGTGCCTTTTTCGAGTTTTACGTGGCGGATAGCGATTTGACCAACAAAAGAGCTTGTAGTGCATAGCTGCAGAACGGTAGCCGCCGAGTCATTGGTCGGCTGTACCGGAGATGTGGCGATGGCAGACAAGCGGACAGCCTGTCCTACTTTAAGCGTGCACTCTCCACTCGTCCCGTAAGAGAACCAATCGCTTTTTCTACGAATTAGCAGCTCAGCCGTGGGCAATCTAGAAGAGCAGTTGAGCAACTTAACATCGATACTAACTGTATAGATTCCCGCTTCCGGTTGGCCCTTGGGCATATCGATGTACCAGTTGTTGCGGTTTTGTTTTGCTGTTTTCTGCGTGAAGACTGTCCAGCCGTTTTGGAAACTCATAGCGTCATACGAGTTGTGCCCTATCGCCGCGCTTTCCATTGAGCTATTGTCTAGCAAATTCGCGCCGCCGATTTGCAACCCGTCGATTTTGCCATTAAGCGCCTTGTACGCTTCTGTCGTACCATAGGCATCAGCAACTTTTTTGGCAAATCCGCTACCAAAATTACCGGTTGTCCCATTATAATCAAGCGCACTGATCAGATTGGTTGTTTGCTTTTTTGTTTGGTTAGTTTCGTTGCTATAGGCGGATACCAACGTGTTCAAATCGCCAGTTGTCCCCTCCTTGCCAATCAGCTTCCTGATTGTAGTATCATAACCGGCTACTTTCGTATCAATTCCACTTGCCTTAACCACGCTGTTGGCAAAGCTTGTCGAATTCATAGTCGTTTCAATAGTGTCAGCTTTGGTCTTTACAGACTTGGCATCGCTTGCGAGCGTGTCAACTTTATCTGCCGTCTGTTTAAATTGTGTCCCTGTTACATATCCGTTCAAATCAGTTTTGTTGGCTTTTTGGCTTAACGTGGTCGATGTCTGTTGCTTGAACGTGTTGTACTCGTTGTCATCAGCTTTAGAATCAATAAGGGATTCAATACGATTATTTTCGGCTTTGACGCTGATCAACCCGCCTTTTCCGTCGCTCAGTGCCGCTTCCAGAGCACCCGCTCGGGCCGATGCTGATGTAACCTTGCCATCGAGCGTGGCATACGTGGCTTTTACGCCGCTGACATCTGACTTGATTTCCCCGATTGCTTTGCCGTTTTCTGTCACGGTTTTAGCAACGTCATCAACTTTAGCACGTGCTTCACTTGCGCTGTTATTTGCTTCCGTTGCATTTGCCGAAGCAGTATCCGCAGTTGCCTTTGCCGCTTGAGCCGTTTCCGAGGCTTTAGCCACGGTTGTGGAAAAAGCCTGCTTCTCAGTCTGGTAAGTCTCGTTAGGAACGTACTTATCATCGATTTCCTTGAACTGCGCATCGAAATCTTTGATGGCCTGGTCAACTTCCTTCTGCACATTATGCAGTTCGGCGGTTGATGTGATTAACTCCCAGTTCCCGTTTTTGTACTGATACATTTCAGTCTCGCCGTTGCCCAGATCCTTGTACCACAAATCGCCTTCGACGGCATACAGTGGTTGATTAGCGCCATAGAAGTTGGTATTCTTTCCATTTGCCGCCTGCAGGGCCGATTGTGAATATTCTTTAGCTGATTGCACGGTATCTTGCACTGCGCTGATCGTTGACGTGATGCTAGCGGCTTGAAAATCATCCCCCAGTTCGATCGTGTTGTTCTGCGCATTGAGCAAATCATGAGTGACCTTATATACACGCGTGGAATACTCAATTTTCAAATCATGGCGGATAATCGCAACAGTATCGCCCAAATTTAAGCTACCGACATCTGTAACTGACGCTTTAAACGATACTTTAGGCCGCTTGAGTTCTTGCAGCTTGTCATACGTTGCCTTTATCAATAAATTTTTATCATCAATTTTGTCAAATTCGACAAAGCCAATTCGCGGTTTACCGTCAGAAAAACCATATACGGCCGTTGCAGCCGGGTCTTCAAGGTATTCTTGCCCTGCCGGTTTATCAAGCGGATTGCCCGCTGATTTTTTCCAAACAACATCAGCAAACGTGATCTTACGACTATATCCATCAGGACTTCCATCAGTACCTTCGCTGACCTGCACACTGGACCCACGGCCTACCAGTGCAGTTACCAAAGTGTCACTGGACTGTTCGCATGTTACGCTGAGCAGTTTGTCGCCGTACTCGTACCGCCGTCCGGTTCTGGATCCCATTTGAGTGTACATGTTAACCAATCGCCTTTTGACCTGATTGTCAATCGGGTCAAAGACAACGTCAAAAGTGATCTCCAAGTTAAACAAGTTGACCACGCTCTGCAGACTGGCTAGCACGGTCGTGTAGTAGAAATTGGTTGTTTGCGTGCCGGTGTCAGCAACATATCCGACAGAAAACCGTGTTTGCGCAAGAATTTGCTGCAGCATTTCCTTAGCCGTACGGTTCTGTGGTCGCAAATCTTTAATGTATGAGTACGATCCAAGTTCATCGTATGCAGATTCAACTGCAGTATAGCTAATCTTGTTGTCCTCCTGTGTTTCCGTCAGAATCTTAAAACACATATACGTAGCGGCACCGGGGCGCTGTATAAGTACATACTGACACCCTACACTCAGTTTCTTGGCGACGACAAACTTCAGACTTCCGGCCGTGTTGATTTGTTCCTCGAGCGTTGCGCTGATGACATCGGACGAAACAATTCCAATCACATCCTGTTTTTTGTTCAATTGATACAAAATCACAATTTCTTCACCTCGAATCTGACCAAATATCTACCATCTGCATTAAACGTCAACACCGTATTTTTATCGATCGTAAAATCAGCAAAGTTGCTGTTAAGCGATACGCTCGACAATACGTTTGCACCATCGACGGTGCATGACAACGTTCTAAAATCAACCACTATCTTTTTGCCGGCTGAAACTGACTGATTTAGCAGAAAATGCTTGCCTTGATTGCTAGTGACTTGGAATGTGGAAATTCCCTCCGATGGCGTGAATTCAATCGCTGCTGGCAAATTTGCAAACCCAGTGTCATCATACTCAGACAAATTTACAGACGTCCCTGTTCCCGTTATAGTCTTCTCCGCAGAATAACAGTATGGGTCGCTCAGCGTAATTTCGATGGTCCCTGTCGGGTGAAGAGTGGTATCGTCAAACGTGAGTGACGTTACAGTACCGGTATATCTATAGCCGTCATCGGCAAAGGAAACTTCCGTATTCCTGACGGACAGAAGCTTTTTAAGTTTCCCTGTTTTGTCAGCCAGATCCGACAGGCTTGAAGCCTGCAGGAAAAAATTTACCGTCAGCTTCTTCGATTCAATGCGCGAACTCAGGTATTTAGCACCATCGCTGGCTAAATCCGTAGCAGTTACTGCACGGGTGAACCCGCCTCTGCCAGATACAGAAAGCGTGGTGAACCCATCTACGCTACTATCCAAACAATGACCACCATAGCTAAATGCCACCTGTGATCTCACACTCACCACTCCTTTCAGAATTTATATGCACGTTGGAACTGCGTCTTAGTACCCTGTGCTTTGGAAATGTCATCAACGAATGCCTGGAAATCACTGCTGCCAAGCGTCAGGTTTATCACAACCGGCGTAGTACCACCCGGGGCAGTACCTGTTTCAACGTTCCCGGAGGTGGCTAATGTAGCAACCGGATTAGCAGTCAGCGTATCAGCAATCGTACCACTCATGCCCAGCACGGTTGACTTAACGTTTTCAAATCCGTTTACCAGTCCCCCGTTAAGCCCAGCCATGATTGCATTGCCGGCCGGAATCAGCAGTTTTTTATCATAGCTGATAGGGCCCTTATGTTTCTTAATCCACTTAGCAATACCTCTTACAAAGTGCTTGACACCTCCCCAAGCGGATTTGAGACCGCTCAGAAGACCGTTCATGATAGCTGCACCGGCATGCCATAAATTGATGTTCCGCAATCCGTTAAATGCAGACCTAACACCGCCCAAAACACCCTTGACGCCGCCAGACACGTTGGAGACGCCACGGCCGAATGCGCTAAATGCTGCCTTAGCGCCACTGACGGCTCCGCGTACACCGCCGGATACGCTAGAAACAACGCTGCCTAATCCATGCCATGCTCCTGATACTGCACTCCGCAAGGCATTACCGGCAGACTTCAAACTGTTCCATGCGATTTTCAAACCGTTAACTACACCCTTGACGCCTTCACCAGCGAGCTTTACACCATCCTTGATTCCGTTCCACGCAGTGCTGACAACGTTCTTCATCGTTTTAGCCGCACCGCCCAGACCACCGAACTGACCGATTAACTGCCCGATAAAACTTGCCAACATTGTAATAACTGGCGAAAATGCTTTGAACACGCTAACGATTACTTTAACAATCGGCGTGATGACCAGAATAACAACCTTGAGTGCATCGAAAGCAAATTTAATCGTACTCAAAACGCCCTTGAACACACCGCCCAAGAATGCGCCTAAAACTTGAAATGCCGGTTTAAGCGCACCGGCAATCACGCTGACTAACGGTTGAGCCGCATTCCACAGTGACGCGAACGATTTGACTACTCCACTGATAGCAGGACCTGCGACTGAAGCAAATGAAGAAAAACCGGCTGAAACCGCCGGCAGAATCGCATTGGCAAGTGACTGTAATCCGCTGAATTTCAAATGTGAAAAGCTGTTTTTAATCGTATTGACAACCGGTTGAATCGCCGACGTGATTTTTGAAAAACTCGACGTAATGCTTGAAAAATCGATTTTAATGCCGAGATTTGAAAACAGTCCTTGAATACCTTTTCGAACATTGGGAGCTGCCGCCTGAATGAACGTGCCTATCGCACCAGGCAGATTCTTAAAAATTCTGCCGACCATCGGCAAGAAGTTGTTAAACAGGAAATTAGACGTGGTTGTCGCCAAAGCATTAAGCGATGGCGTGATATCCAGTTCCCCGTCAGATAGATTGCCAAGAACATCCTGAAACGAAGCCTTCATCGAGTTGAACGACCCCTGAAGCGTAGTTGATGCTTCCTTGGCCGTTGTACCCGTAATCTTAAGATGTTCCTGAACCGCATGGATTGCCTTGACAGTATCGCCAAAATCGCCGACAGTGTAGTGTTCCCCCGTCAGCTTTTCAGCGTCCTTCATCAGTCGTTCCATTTCGGATTTAGTACCACCATACTAGGTACGTATTCGCCATGATTCGCTACTTCATGACCGCCCGTTTAGGGCTGCTGCATGTCGCCATGCAGAATAGACTATCTTTTGTGCATATAATCTTGCACCCTAGCGCTTCGGATTCGCTTGAATCCTACTCTACTCCATTAAAAAAACACCCTTTCAGGTGTTTTCTCTGTTTCGATAGTCGTTACACTTTCAAGAATTATAAACCGAACGCTTACCGTTCTTATAAGAAAATTGATATCCCCTCGTTTTTCCACGCTGCCCAATTGTACCTTTTTCTAACATTAAAGAAATGTTTGAAATAGTACAACCGAAATATTCGGCAGCTGCTGATATACTCTCGAACTCAAGCTTTTCGATGACATCTAACCATGCTAAATGTCCGCCACCTCTTTTTTTTCGTTCTTCCTTATATCTAGTAACAACAACCGCTTCGCTTCTCACTCCGACGGTTTCAAAACGTGAGTTATTTTCTGAGTAAGTTGCCCACCTTAGATTGGATATAGAATTATTTTTTCTATTGCCATCAATGTGATCAACTGTTGCCTTTTTCTCCGGATTCGGAATAAAAGCTTCAGCTACTAATCGATGTATTGGCACCTTTTCAGATTTGTTGTTTTGATAAAGATCAACCATCAAATACCCGTTTCTTTTATTTGTAAACGAGTTTTTAATATGTTTTGTTTTATCATTTCTAACTTCACCGTTTTCATTAATTGAATAATTTGGATTTCTATCAATTTTCTTCCACACTTTGCAATCCCCCACGTATTTATATATTTTATTTTACCAAACAAATACGTAAAATTCCAGCAAAGTATCTAATTCTTGCTTAGCACGGTATTGTCTAAGCCACTAAACTTAGAGTTTCACCGTTTTCACTAGGTTTATACTCGGCTATGGTTTTTCTACCGAGTTTCAAGTTGTCCAACATTTCATAGTTGCCACGGGCAAGAGATTGATACGTTTCCTGAACTAGTTCCATATCGGTGCCCATTTTATTAGCGTTATCGCCCATGTCCGTCATTGCCACATTGGCCAGTTTTGCGGCCTTTTTCGTGTTACCACCGCACGACGACACAAGGGACGCCGCAAAACTGGTTACGTTTTCCATGTATGAGTTAGCCGACACACCAGTTGTCCGGTACGCTTCCTGCGCATACTTTTTGACCATGCCTGCCGAGCTCTTGAACAGCGTCTCTACACCGCCGATTGACTGCTGCAGTTTGCCACCTTCTTCAATCGAAGCTGCAATCGCCTTACCGATACCGGCAGCCGCGATTGCGGCAGAAGCGACTGCGGCTAACTTTTTGCCAAGGGTCAGTCCGCCAGTATGGCCGGCTGCATCGGCTGCGGGAACAACTTGATTTGTGATTCCGCCTGAAATTCCTTTAGCGGAAGGCACGATTTGCACATAAGCTTTGCCGAGCTCAATCGCCATCAGCTTCCACCCCTTTCAAAATTTTGTTGCGTGTTTCTTCAAACTCCTTGCCGCTTGTGAATGATATATTTTCATGCTCAGGCTCTTGCACGTTGCCTGTCAGCAAATCTACTACGCTTGCTGGTCTGTTCTTGCCGGTTTGCGCATCCTCTGTTTTTTGCCAGATGAGAATGCTCAATCTGTCAAGTATGCCAGCCTGTAGCATCGTGTTTAATGGCAACGTTGTATCAACCATTGCCATTTTTATCCTAGAATCATCCCTCAGCCCATACGCAAAAACAGCTACCCGGTCCGCAGGTAGCTGTCTATAGTTGTAGATGCCGTATGTTTCGGCGAGGTCACATATCAAAGCATCTTCATCAGTGCTGATTGCCGCGACAAGGAAAACTATTTTTTTAACTCGGCTTGAGTTGAAAAAATGTCTTGAAATTCAACCAACATCTTCTCGATATCAACAACCCCGTCTTCGTCTCTAACATGGTTCTTAAGTTCATCGACTCGATCACCGAGTAACATCTTAAAGATTTTAGGCAAGACAAGCGGGTCATCGTCAACCTCTGCCAGCAACTCAACTAACTCATAGTTCTTCAAGATTTTTTCATCAAATTCATAATCGAACCCAGTCTTGGTTTTGCCTTTAAGCATTATGATCACCTTCCGCCTTTGGTTTGACAATGTACTCGTAGTGCGTGTTTGAGTTGTCATCGGGGAAGCAGGTGACGGTGGTTTCATAGCCGACATCATCGCCGTCAACATACTTGATTTCGCCAATTTCGGTGACTTTCCCCTGCGGAATCACAATTCGCTTCAGCACATTGTCCCTCAACACCAGCTCAATGACAATCACGTGTTCTTTAAGCTCAGTTGAATTCGATTTAACGACTACCCCTGTGTCAAGCGTTCCTGTGACATTGGCATCACCATACACTTCCTTCAAAACGTCAACATTCAGCACTTCGGCCAAAGTGTATTTGAACGTATCCGTCTTTTCTTTCTGAACTGAGTTGATGATGTCACCGCCCCAAGCTTTGATATCATCTGTCTTGCGTTCATCCGAATTCTGAATGCCGTCATCTGACACGTATCCAAGGCACTTAAACGCTGCATTAAGCGCACTGGTTGCATCAGTCGGCAATGCCGTCCCGGTCGGAGCGCTGTAAATGGCGCCGCCGACTTTAGGTTTTGCATTCGTGACATATTTAACTGTTGTTGCCATTATATGACCTCCTTACAAATAGTTAATATCATATACCGCCTGATAGCGGTAATTCTTAGTTTCAGTATCAGTAAAATTGTAGCTGCCGTTAAGATGCGCGCCACCGACGTTCTCAACCGTTGTCAGCCCGTCCATTGCTCGGATGACATCCTCATTGATCTTCGCCGCATTATACAGTGATGTTCCGTACGATTGAATGGCAACCGTTGCCTTCTTCAAATGATTTGACTCACTGCCGCCCGTTTTATCAAGCAGGACATACGGTACAGTAACGCCTGTTTTATGCTCCAAAAGCACGGGAACATCAAGCACGCTGTCAAGATACTGTTTCAAAATGAGTTCAATCACGTGCCGCATTCACCGCCTTCAGAATCGTATTATGCTTCGCATTACTGCGTTTTGCCTTGATGGAATCGGCATATACCATAGTGTTTGCACGATTCTTGCCGACATATATATCCTGTTCGTATCCATCGCCGCACCGTTCCCGAATGATTTTAGCCTTAGTCTTAAGCCCTGACTGCATCTCGGACGATTTCATCAGCTCTGCCACTCCGGCACGATTTAGAACGAATTTAGAATTACTCATAGCGCTCTACCATCACCTTTCGATTCCAGTCAAGCGGTATCAGGTCCTCAATGCCTTCTTGCGGAATTCCGACCGTTTTCCACTTTTTGTCAAAAAATTTGACTGTTTTATTAGTCCAGTCATGGTTATCGCCCTTGGGGATTGCCAACTCATATACGATTTTCTTGCCGGTCAAACTCAGCTCTGCGGTAACATCATCCGTCGATGCCGGTGCGACCAGCACGTTTTCAATCGGAATTTCGGCTTTTTCGACAATTGGTTGACCAAACGGATCTTCACCTGCGTTCGTTTCATCAAAAAGTATAACCGTAATTCCGTGCAGTCTACTCGTCATATAAATTCATCACCCCGTATTTCTGACGCTTAAGCCCCAGTCGCTTAAGCTCGCTGTCCTTGATAAAAAGGCCGCCGCCTGGCACCAGGAATGACCCGCTATACGAATATCCAAGCGCGCTTTCTGTAACCTGCGTCATCGGTTCCTGGTCAGTTGCAGTCATCAGCGTTCTAGCGACCACGTCGACCGTCACCGATTTAGCAACGTTGGCATACGATACGTTTTCAGCGACCATTGCATCTAAATCCTTGCCGACCTTGTCCGCCTCGACGCGCAAAGAATCGGACACTGTTTCCAACAGATTCTGCGCCCGTTCGCGTTCAGTCGGCTTTAATACACGCCATAAATTTTCAACATCTTCGATAGTTGCAAAATTTGCCACCCTACCACCCCCTAAACTAATCTATAGTGACTACGCTGCTGGCGCTTTGATACGTGCAAACGCGTTAGCGTCAAGCACGCCCCAACCGATAAACGATTCTGCACGAAGAAGGACTTCGTTATTTGCTTTCAAATCACGGCCTGTCTGATCAGGATCACCATACTCGATAACTTCAAGCGGGATTTCTTCCGAGTAGCCCCACTTGAAGGCATTTTGGAAGTCGCCCGCAATGACATAATCGTCTTCGGAAGTAGCGCCTTTTGTTGCTAGCGTCTTGTTGACGTCAGACGTCATACCATAAAATGCGTTAGGATTTTGACCAAAGCGGAATTCCGGATATTGCACTACGCCGTTGACCTTGATCTGTGCCAAAGCTTGACCTGCGGCCGGAGAAAGCGCAAGACCAGTTACGTCATAATCATTGGCAACAACCGTTTGAACAATTGCGTCAATCTGGTCATCAAGCTGTTTCTTAGCGTCAAAATCAACGCCAGTTACCAAACCGTCAAGAGAATTTGTCGCCTTAAACGAAGCGTCAGTGAGCGATTTCGGCTCAAGGCCATGGATTGCTGCCAAGTCAAAAGCAACCGCAATCTTCTTCGCAAAGCCATCGCTAAATGCCTGAAGGTAATCAATCTGTTTTTCTTCCGAACAGTACTTGAATTCGTCTGAGATACGAGCCTGATAAACAAACTTTGTTGGGCGAATAACTTTAGATTCAAGAGTTGCCTTGCCCGGCTTCTTCGTTTCGCCTTCGCCAACAATCTGAGCGTTGCCTTCGAGATTAAAGACAAACTGTTGTGAACCGTTGAATGGAATCGGCGTTTGCGCGCTGAGTTTTGCAAGGGTTGAGTAGCCCTTGACCTTGTTCATGAGTTCTGTGACGAGTTCCGGTGAAAAAGTTGTACCGCCTTTTAATGTGTCAACCATAATATCAATCTCCTTTTAAATTAATGTTCTGTAAGCTGGCGCGTCATCTGCGCCCAGCCTTTATCATCAGTTACTGTCGGCTCTGTCGATTTCAACGGGGCAGCCGACTTAGGCTGCATGTATCCGGCCAGTGTTTCTGCATCGCGCTTCAGGCTGTCTTCATCATCACCTCGTAGCCGATTGGCAAACTCAAGTGGCAAACCACTCTGCAAAGCCACGCGGGCTTTCATTTTCTCCGTTTCATAACCGGAAATCTTGGCCTGCAGGTCTGCGATTTGCTTGTCAAACTCGCCTTTTTCCGATTTGGATGATTCGACCGTCGAATGCAGCTCAGCATTTTCAGTTTCAAGTTCCTCAACGCGTTCCCTGAGCTTGTCGTAATCGGCGTACTTCTCCTTCTGACGCGCCAAACGCTCTTTTACGATACGATCAAGTTCTTCCTGCGTTTCGATTGTTTTAAATTCAGACATATCACTGTCTCCTTTCTCCGCATTTCCCGTGCGTTCGGTAATGTCAGCAAGCTAGTAGCTTACTTTCTGCTTTTTACGGGGCTTGAGGGTTGCACAAGCCCAGTGCGCCAGCAGCGCGCTGTCCATAACACTGATATCCATGTCATCAAACTGCGATCGGTACCCAAAACCGCCGCTTGAGCCAATGCTACGCTTATCACAGTTCGTTGTGATTCTGCTAAGCGTCGGCTGCCCTGCGTGGCACAGCGTTTTTTGATAAATCGCCTGTTCCCACATCGAGTTGGCTGTGATGATTTCCTTGACGGTCGGCAGTACCACATTTTTGACATGATAGTCCTTGAGTTCGTCAGCCAGGATCTTCTGACGACTAGCTCCATCAATCACGATTTGCTCCACATAAGCGGATTTTAGGAAATTAACGATCCACTGATTACCATTGCGAACTGATTGACAGTCGATGGTTTCAACAAATACCCGCTTATCTGCGGTATGCACCGCAATGCTCAACGCAGCGTTTGCCCCGTCTTGACCATATTTGACACCGGCAAAAAGTTTGCCTTGGAAAGTTGGCAAACTGTCAACTTTTAGCGCATCCCATTCAGCTGCTGCAATTGCAGATTTCTGATTGTACGATGGCCAAAAGCCTAAACGCTGAACGTTGTGGTCAAGCTTGTCTTCACCTAGTTCGGCTTCGATTTTGCGTTCGGTCAAGTGAAACCCAAGTGACGGATTTGAGTTGTACCATGCATCGATGTCGTCGATTTCCTTTTCCTCAGATACCGACCACTCCGCCCAGCCGGAATATTTTGCCTGGCCGAACAGACATGACTTGCGATATTTAACAAAAACAGTCCCGGAAGAAACAGGAGTTGGCGGTGTCCCACACATGACTGTCATAGGATTGTTGCTGTCGGTCACCGTGTACTTGAGTGCCGATTCCTGTTCGGTCGTATACTCCTGCGCCTCGTCGATAACGAGAAAATCAAATCCTTCGCCCAGTCCGCCGTTGGATGTCCTCGTACGAAACTGGATAATTCCGCCCGTCTCATACAGTTCGATGCGTTCCTGTCCTTTGGCTCTGATTGAATTGAAATTTTCGCCGTCCTTCATTCCCATCTTTTCAAGATACTTCTTAACCTTTTCAAAAGATGAATGAGAAGTACTGATCCTGTGCGCCGTATGCAGCATGTTAAGCCCGTGCTTAAGTCCCCACAGTTCAAGGATATAGATGATTTCCGTTTTACCGTTACGGCGGGGTATAGAAAAACCGAACTTCTGATGCACCCATAAACCATCATCATCAACAGCCATGATTGACTTGACAAGATTTTTCTGCCACGGGTAGCTCTTCAGCCCGGTTTTTTCGTATATTTCGATTGCTTCATCCGACAAGGATTCAGTGTATGGTAGAATTACCGATTGAGTAGGATTCTGATTGCCTAGTCGTTTTTCAGCCATGGCCTTCTTCCTTTCAATCGTATTGCCCAGTTTAACGCCATATGACAGGGCAAAAAAAGAGTATAAAAATAGCGGTTAACTTAATTAACCGCCAAATATCATTTCGATTAAGACAACCACATCATAGTCATCTTTAGCCATGTTTGCACCTCACGTTACAAATGAAAGTCAGCTATTTTTTCTGGCTGCTCTCATCTCACGTTCCTTGCGTCTTTTCTTTCCATACTCTTCTAATTCTTTTGCTCTTTCTTTTTGAAGACGCAGTTCTTCTTCAGTATAATCCGGCTTGCGTGATTCTGCATAGATTCGCTCCAGATAATATTTTCGAGCCAATTCCTTACTCAACATAAAAATATCACCTCAATTTATAAATATACAAATCAGCCTCTTTTTCCACTAACTCTAAATCAGCGCCACTATTTATAACAAACTCTCGCTGCTTTCTATATGCTTCATCAGCTATCAACTCAACGTAACCGCCATTACTTCCCTTGGGAACAATAATTGCCACATTGGGTACCTTTCCTATTACTGCCCCAGGTGCGACCGACGTACTCGTAAATTTGTAGGAAACACCGACTAAGTCTCTAGGATAGAAATCATTTCTGTATACTATTATATCATCTTTCAATCTAAATTTCGATATGGCGGCCTTGATATTGTCTGCGTTTCTCAAAATGATTTCCTTTTCTCTTTCATCTCTTGGGAAATAACGACCTTCCAAAAATTCATTGATTTTGAAAAACAATTTCTTGCCATCATCATCTGTGCCATTATACGTATATTTATTAATCGACCTTATCTCTTCATCTTCCAAGTCTTTTTGCCATATTCTTGCCTCTTTCCTTAAATGCTCAACAGCCTTCGAAGTAGGAATCGGATTATATCCCAATGCCCTTGCCTCCACTTCGGCTACAGTCTGAATGATGTCTTTCCTTCTAAAGCCATTATCGCCTTTTGATTTACGAATCCTTTCACGTTCGACTTTCGATTCGTTTCTCCACCCCTTAGTATGTGCATTCTGCACGCCTCTTCCGTCCTCCGGAAAATATTCAACAATGCAGCGACAGTTATCATGACGGCGATAGATCTCCTGTTTAACTGGATAATCGTACGTCCCCGCCAGATTTGCACACCACTTGCAGCCGTTGCCAGCATATCTTCTGACGATTTTCGGCTGTAGACCTGCACTGGCGTGGAATTCAACGTTTTTAGCAATTGTGTCATCAACAACGGACTGCGTGAAGTTAGCAATCGGACTGCCCATGACGAACTTGTCATTTTCAAAATCACCTTTGGACAGGCGCTCAATCAATCCATCAACCTTATTCTGATCAATGTCCGGCTTCAGTGCAGCTAGGGTCAAGCCCGCCTTTCTATTGAGAACTTTCTGCACACCAGCCGCCAGTTCAGACACCAGTTTATAATTGGTACCCAGCGTTTTCTGTAACAGCCGTTGAGCAATATTGTAGTACATTGTACCGTTAGGCAATAATTCGTTTGTTACATGTTTTGTCAGGGCGTCAGAGAGCATGCAGCCGATCTCATATGCGTACTCGTAAGCGTCAGCATATGTAGCTGACTTGTCCTCAAGCTTCTTCTGCACCTGTTTGACAATCCCGTTAGCAGCATATGACTTTTCAAATTCGTCACAGACCAGTTTCAGCAACTCCGGCAAAACATCATCAGTCATCGCTTACCACCTCTGACTGTGTAGTAATCTGCGGTTTGGTGTTTTCTGCGCCGTGAATGCCAGTTAAATCTCTAATAGTCTCGCCCGTCACAAATCCGGGAATTGCCTGATTGAGTTTGATTACGCCATCGCCAATCAGCGTCAGCGTATTAGCATCGGCCTCGAATAACGGTTCCCACTTAACCTCAGTATCAACAAAACGGCTGCGTGCATAGTGGAACTGGTCCTGAAGACACACCGCCGTATATGCGCAATTCAACAGGCCACTGCCCAGTGACCGCTGCGCCTTACGTCCAGCCAATCTCAGATTCTCGTGACTGGCCTTTATTGCCTCAACTGAAGACGGATTATCAGACGCAAAGCCCAAATCATCGAGCGTCAATCCCATTTCTCCGGCAAAACCGGCAGCTGCGGTTTTCAGCTGCTCAGTAAACGGAGCCATGCTTGCGGTCGTGAACTGGCCAACAGCAGGACGGTCGCCATCATCATCCTTGTCAATCCTCAAAAGAGATGAAACCGTTGCTCTCCACGTATCCATCGGTTCGGCATCAGGATCCATGCCAAGAATGTATTTCTGCGGATACGAATAAAATTCGGCCGTAACGTCGGCCCGCTCAAGCGTGCGTTTGGCGTAACGCTGATAATACATACCTGATCTGGTGATTCTTGACCGACCAAACGGTCTGACAGCGTCGGGCCTGTGAATGACCGGAACAAGCAGCGGCATACCAGCGGGATTGGCGATTGAATATGGTGAACCGCCTTTAGGGTAATACCACGTTTCAGTCGACGTGAAATATGCTTCCAGAAGCGGTGCCTCTGTATCAGTATCTCGCTGAAGTACGGCATATCCTTCCGTTAGCAGACCCGTAATCGGGTCAATGACACCCGTGGCATTAGACGCTTCAATGACCTGCAGACGCACAGGATCAGCAGAATCAGAATCAGCAGAGACGTAGACAAAACAGCAGCTGCCAATCAATGCCGATAGAACTGCGCTGTCAAAAAACACATCGGGATTGTTCTGCTTAAAAATCTGATTTACTCCAAAATCATCATTTGCAAATTCTCTGAATACCAGTCTGTCTGCCAAAGCGTCAACACCCTTCGCATTCCACCCGAGTACCGCACGATACCGATCACGCACGCTAGGCGGGATAGTCAGTCCGACGGGGGAATCATGATATTTAGATGCATACTGCCTATATCTCATCAGAACCCGTGGTCTGACGGTTGCCAGCTTGCGTTTCAGGTACCCCATACCCTTAAATTCACTCACTTTATCTACTCCTTTCATGTCGCGCGAGAAAAAATGTACAGTGACGGCGGGAAAGCACGGACGGACCGTGGAGGGGGTCTATACCCCCCTGTATCTGGACCAGTCCAGTGACTGCGGAAGATTCCTGTTGCCGATTACTTGAGGCTTCTTTTTAAATCCACTAGCATATAGCTTGTCCGATTTCTGACGGTTGCATTGCCAATGAGCCAGCTGCAGATTGTCCAGACTAGATGGATGACCACCCTTGCTAATGGGAACGATGTGATCAATGACAGGCGACAATGGATCCGGAGCTTTTAGTGTCTTGTCAACAAGCTTGCCGCAAATCCCACAGACGTTTTGTGTCAGTAATATTCTTCTCTTATTCTTCTCAAATGCAGTCCTGTGCTGTCCTTGTCTGTCAGCTCTGACCATGCTGTCACCTCCACTGGTGGTATATAAAAAGGCAAGGGATTAACTTGCACTCCAGGGGGATGCTTACCATCTTGGATGGTATCCCCAGGGGGGGGTTAATCTCTTGCCTTTTTCGACGTTATCATAATAGCATGTATGCACGGTTACTTTGTATACACTCCAACTACACTCTTACTACACTTCAACTACACTACAACTGCACTCAAACTACACTGATTGACTGAACGCCCTGAATGTAAAGCTTGGTGACATAGCTGCAGCTATAGCTGACATCGTCCGCTATCTCTTCTAGAGACTGCAGGCCGATAAAGTATCGGTCCAAAACCAACGCCTGCTTCTGATTGTCAAGAGCGTCAATGCATCGTGTAATGTCTGTCCTGTCCTGACGTGCATACTTGAGAAGCGTGTTGATTTTATCTTCCAACTCTTCCCTTTGAATAAGCTTGTCTGTCAGCGTTATTTTGACTGATGATTTAGGTTCACTGCTCATGGCTGGGGACTTGAGCACGATAAGATCACTGTCAATCTGTGCCAGCTTGTCTTCCAACCGCTGAATTTTTTCCATCTTCTTTCGATACTGAAAAAGATATGCTTTATTTGTCTTGAAAATATCTTCCAAGTAATATCACTCCTTTTGAATGCGTCAGTCACGACCCGCCTTAATCATGGCAATTGCCGCAATCATTCCGAAACAACTGACCAGCTGAAAGCGTAATTCCACCATGACTGATTCCTTTATCAAAATCAGCGGTAGCATAAACAGAATAATCGATGCAATCAACAATATCTTGCCTGCTTTTGTCAGGAATTCCTTTCGCAGCTCTTCTTCTATAGCTCTGTCAATTCGGTCTAGCTTCTCAGCATATCTTCGTGCTGCTTCATTGTAATCATATTTATCCTGTCTCACTTTTTTCTCCTTTCTTTTATCAGTTCTATCGTAATGTGCACAATTGCATAAATTACCGAAATGACACTAAATTGAATCCATTCTTCTCGAGTCATATTTTCTGCACTCCTTTGCTTCTTCATACGTTTCTGCGAAAATATCCGGCTTGCATGGATAAAATTCTCCCTGAACTCCTTTGATGATGTAGTCGCCTTTTGCCGCAATCATCAATCCCTCAAGGGTCTCTATTTTTAAAATCGGGTTGTCTGTGTCAGCGTAATCAATCCGGACTGGATCTAATCCCAATTCTGATAATTTTAAAATTGATTCTTCAGTATCTGTGAACTGAACCGCCTCAACCACAACTGGTTTCTTTTTGTACTTCATTTTCGTCCTCCTAAACTCCGGCCATGCCACGCATGACTGTACTTTCTTCCAGGTCTTACCACCGACACTTTCTTCCTGCGTTTTCTGGCATCAGCTTGCATGATTTTGTCAATGCTCGCCAACAAATCATGCTCTAGTTTTGATCTGGTAAGTCCATAGTCTTTCGTGATGCGCATTCAAGCGCCTCCTTCTCGGCTTCTTCAGGGCTGTCTGCTTTGATCAGCTTATTCGTAATCGTTCCGTCAATCTTGACGGTTACTAAATACCACTTCACGACATCTCCTCCTTTCACTATCCAATCAGCACTTTACACAATATCCACATTGCTGCAAACCATAACAACAACAGCGCTGTTACTAGACAGCCCGCCTTGTCCTTAGAATCCATATCCAAACACTCCTATTCCTTTAAGTCAATTCTGTTTAAGTGTTTCATGATGATGTTTAATATTTTTCCGACTTCTTCAAAATCATAGGTTCTTAGACAATCCTCATCTACAGGCTCACAGATTTTCCAGTTGTTCATACGCTCTCTTTCGATAAATATAGTATGGTCCTTATAATAGATTTCCAAACTTTCGAGAAGTTTTTCGTCGAATTTCTTGTTGTATTCAAGCTGACCATTGAGATCCATAGCTTCAACATAAAGACTTACGTATGTTGCTTTTAACTCAGCGATCATATTTTTAAAATTCGTATTCATTCCGCATACCTCTGTTCTTTTTTTAGAATCCATATCCTACCAGTCCTTTCTTGACAATTTTGACCGCATCGTCTGCCGACCGTGCGATACCGTGAATAATGCCGTACCGGTTCAACATCTTATGGAAAGTGATCTGATCCGGTCTCGGTTTGCCTGTTGCCGTCTTGACTTCGATATAGAAAACTTTCCCGTCACTGATCCGGAACCCGTATAAATCAGGATGACCAGGCGGTAGTCCCGTATCGAACCATCGCCCGTCAGCCATTTTGACTTTGCCGACGTTTGCTCGGAACACCCTGCATCCGTTTTCTGACAATGCAATTTGAATTTCGTTTTGAATTTTATGTTCTGGACTCATTAAAAAATATACTCCTTATCATTCATTTATGCGATTATACACGCTTTTTTGCATAAAGGTCACGGTTCAGACCGTGACCCGATAAAATGAAAAAAATCTCTGTTTTCTTACTCTCTCAAGGGTTTCGGCAATTGGTCACATGGTCACGCTTATTTTCAACTTTCCTATAGTAGCCCCTTTACTACTACTACCCCCCCTATATATATATTATTATTATTATTATATAGAGTAGTAGTATGACCTTAAACGCTCTATCCTTACAGTCTCAAGGGTTTTAGCCGGTCACAGTCTTAAAAAAATACCGTGACCGGCTAAAACTGAATAAACGTTCTAACCTTACTCTCCCAACGGTTTCAGACGGTCACACTTCTAAAACGGGGAAGTGTGACTATGCGTTACCTCAGATACCCCCGCTTGGATTTGCCGTTAATTTTTTTGTACCCCTTCCTGAAGCCGAAACGATTGACCATGATGTTTGAGATGCGGTTAGACAGTTTTCTGTCAGATGCCAAACTCGTAATCGACAAGCCGAACTCGATGTCAGCTGAGCTGATAAAATCCTTGCCTTCCCAGTTATTTTCAATCAAATCTTCAATCTCGTCTTCAAGCTCGTCCGTGTGCATAAAGTTTCTGCGATACTCGGCAATCATTTCATCTTGTTCTGCGTTGAACGTGAATTTGAAATCGGGTTTCTGACGATATTCGACCACCGCCTGCCCCCACACCTGCTGAGTGAAGTCGGGCGTCAAATCCTCGACGGGATTCATCGTCTGCTTGTCCTTGTCAACTAGGATCGGCAGAAAACGCCGTTCGCCCGTTTTATCCTTAAGGTAATACAGATCGTTTGTTGTCCGCACCAGTAAGAATTTTTTAGCAAATTGCGACACACTCCGCCCATATGGTTCACGATATTCAAACTGTTGCATCGTCACAAACCGTTTCAATTCTTCAAACGATGCCTTCCTGGTGGCGGTCATTTCGTCATCGTTGACGATCAGCGCCTTTCGCATAACCGAAAAATCATCTTTATCGGTAAACGTGTAAAACTGATCGGTATAATATCCAAGCGGAGCGATATTTTGCCAGAATGATGTTTTGCCTGCGCCTTGCCCGCCGACCAAATCAAGCACGAAATCAAATTTAACGGAAGGATCAAAAATCTTAGCAACTCCTCCGTAAAAAAACATTTTTGTCGAAAGAATCACTTCTTCTCTTCTTTCAGCTCCTAAAAAATCGCAAAAAACGGTAGTCAGCCTGTCTTTGCCGTCCCACTTCTCAGCGGCTTCTTCCATGTACATCTTCAGCGGATTGTACCCGTTGTTGTACGCTACCTGTTCGATTGCGGTTCTGATTCGCAACTGATCAAACAAAACGTGCTGATACTTTGCGCTGCTTTCGATGTAGCACGCAATCGAATCGACATACCCGTCACGCACAAAACCTTTGGCGATATGCAGTTCAGGGCAATCTTTGACAACTTCGACGCATTCGGTGTACTCGTTGTACTTGAACATCCCTTCCAGCAAAGGATCCATTTCCAAAATCACTTTGATGTTAAAAATCGAGTTGCGCTTGATATGGCCTTTCAAGTCAACCAGAAAAGGCGATTTGCTGTCCTGAAATTCCTTCAATTTTTCTGCATCATCGCTTTTGATTAGTTTCAAGAACCTCCCTCCTCTCTTCGCCTTAATTCTGCCGTGATAATGCTCTGCACGGTTCGCTCAACTTCCGCTTCGCTCAAAGAGTGTTCAGTGTTTTCGTTAGCGAGCAAAGCAAGATTATAGGCTATCTGAGGGTCAACGTTGCGCCGGAGTAAGCCACCGACAAACACGGTTAACGCATTGTTGCGCCCTCCGGTCTCGCCCAGGCCGGTTATGATTTGCTCAAACAGCTGTGTAGTCTGCGTTTTGCCCCCAAAACTTCCTGCAAAGTTTGCCTGAGGTGCAACCCGCACTGATTTTTCTTTGATTAAATCAAGCAAGCCTTGGTCGGGTTCTCTCATAACGCCCGTTTTGCTGATCCAAGCATACGGTTTGCCATCGATTTGGCTAGGTGCGACTACCACATAGTTGTTGACGTGTGCTTTGATGTCAACACCAGGCAGAAAAGCAATGTTCTGCTGTATCTTGACATCGGCCGGCTTTTTGAAGAAATACTGAAAACCATTATGCGCCGTACGTTGTGCCAGCGTATCCTTGAACCACTCCGGATGCCCTGTTTTTCTGATTTCCTCAACCCCGTCTGCCCCGTCAGCGTGGCGGTCGATGTCAACAACGAAGAATTTATCGGTTTTCAATGCAATGTTTGCATACGGATGCTTGTTCCAAAATGCTTTGATTTCATCCGGTGTCATTGCCGGCAATCCGGCAAACTTCTTAAGTGGCTTCTTGCCGATTGTTGGGATTACGTAAAAACCACGCTCTGCATAACTCACGGCATAATTAACTAGATTTTCCATTATCTCACCTCGCATAACGGGCATCCCACCCGTCCAGCAGTTTCATGCTTACTGGCCTTCGTTTTTGCTAGAATGGCAAATCGCTATCGTCAATGTTGTCTGCGGCATTAGCAAACGGATCTTGCGGTGCTTCCGCTTGTTCTACCTTGATGTCTGATTCAGCGAAATCATAATTGCGGTACGGGCTTGACGGGTCCTTTTTGTTTGGGGATTCCGTAATCTTCATCTGCATGACCTGCCCTTCATGCCCTGCGTTGAATTTGGCAACCACCCGCTCATAAATGCCGGTTTCATCCCCCGCCAAATCATCAGGCGTCAACTGTAATTCGCTCAGTGCTGCGATTTTGAAAAGCAGCTTGATGTTTTTCGATACAACGAAGTCCGGCATTGGTGATCCGTCTTTTTTCTTGTCGGCAAGGTTGACGTGTACAAATTCCTTGCGCCCTGCGTCAGCACCGGCAATTACCTGGAAGCTGAAATTAATGCATTCGTATCCGCTTGGAAAAGCAGCATGGTTAACCTTGTCAAGCATGACCTCATACGTTCCCGGCTTGAGGTTGTCAAACCCGTCATTAGCACTGTCTTTTTTTGCGTTCCAACCACTCTTCATAATTCCGTTAGCTACGTCTTGTAAACTCATATTTTTTTCCTCCTAGTTATTTATCCTGGAACATACCCTCAACTGAATTTAACAGTTTCCGGACACGCTCATTTTTAATGTCTTCTGCTTTATAAACCTGACGGTAATCCGTCACTGAACGTCGGTAAACGTTCTTCCCAAACTTTTCCGTATGAATGACCAAATCACAGTTGCCATTCACAATGTTATAATACTTAGTTTTAAGACTAGGTACTTTTGATGTTGCGCCCGTTTTTTCATCGACAAGCGCTAGCTCACGGCTGATGTAGATGACGTCTTGGTTCAGTGCCTTCAAATCCATTACGAACTGTTGCAGGACTGCATTGAATGCCGTGTATCCTCGTGCGTATCCGATATCTCCAAGCGACTGAACGTGGTTCTTCAAGCAGATTGCCTGCTCGATCATGACGCAAATATCGTCGATTACGTCAACGATCACCGTCTGGAATGTACAGTTTGGTTGCTGAAGTGCCGTTACGATTTCGTCTAACTGCTGAATGCAGCTTGATTTTAAGTTTCCTCGTTCGTCACGCACATTTCTGATCTGAATGCTCGGGGCAGTGCCCTGCTCCGAATTTCCGTCAGTGTTGAGCACCAACGGATGCGGGAAGAAGCTTGTAAAATAGCTTTTCCCGCTCATTGTTGCGCCGTACACAAAGAAGTTGTGCGGCTCTTTCTTAGGCTGACATGGTTTGTCTTCAGGTAAAATACCCATAAAAATTCCTCCTTTATCGTCGTACCGGCAATCCCGGCAAGTTATGATCTTTTGCCCAGTGATAGGCCCATCCTCTCTTCCAACCTTTGAGTGCTGCGTATTGCAGACACTCTCGGTAGTTTTGCAGCTCCCACTGGTCTTTATCGCCCAGATTGTTCTTTATCTGCTGCTTCATATACTTCTCGGCGAATTTCCTCCTTTTCTGCTCAGCAGTGTCAATTTCTTCAATCTCACCTTCAGCAACGTGTATTCCCCGCTTAGGTGGCGGAATAACAGGATTATATTTGCAAAACGGATCAAGACACGTGTTGTCGTTCTCCCGAACGGCTTTCGTGTTCCAAACCGCCATGCACTCAGGACACTGACAAACGGTCGGGCCATCGACGTTTTTCTGTCGCCTTGCTTTGGTGTGCATCATTTCTGCCCAGTCCCGTTCTTCTGACGGCAAGCCGTGGCGTTCCCAGTTGCCGACCATATCGATAATCGTTGCTGTCTTCCCATCTCTTGGATTCAGGCACCGCATCGCAAACTGTAAAAACAACGCCAGCGACTGGGTAGGCCTTGCCATAATCACACAATCGACGTTCGGCAAGTCGATTCCCTCCGTGAACAGGTTAACGTTCGTCAGGATCTTGACCTTACCGTCTCGAAAATCATTGACTATCCGGTCTCTGACATCCGGCGGCGTGTCGCCGTCTATCTCTTCAGCGGATATCCCCGCATCCCTGAACACTTGCGCACATAGCTTGGCCGTCTGTACGCTGAACCAGTAAACCACCGCCTGCTTTCCGTCAACCCGTTTACGGTACTCGCTCACGACCGCTTGATAGATGCCACCCTCGATGGCATCCGTCATTGATCCAACCGTAAAATCACCCGTTGACGATTTTTTAAGCTTGTCGTCATCGATTTTTTTGCGGGCAAAATAGCGGAACGGAGCAAGAAAACCGATATCCATCAGTTCCTGTATCTGCTTCCCTTCTACGATGTCAGTTGCAATCTGATCGAGCTGCAGCCGCCCCATTCTGACGGGCGTTGCCGTAAACAGCAGTTTGACGGCTTCAGGAAAAGCGTCCAATACTTTAACGTAAGTCTTTGCCAAAGCGTGATGTGCTTCATCAACAAGGATCACGTCGGGCTTGGCTAGTTTATTGATGTTTCTGGTGAACGTCTGGACCATTCCAATTTGGCAGAACTCTGCTTTTACGTTTTGCTCGGCAAAGGTTCGCCTAACCTGATCTACAATCTCTTTGCGGTGAACGATGAACAGAATCCTGTTCCCCTTGGCGGTTGTCCGCCTTGCAATTTCTGCCATGATAACCGTTTTACCGGTTCTTGGCGGTGATTGAACAACGATGCATTTGTTGCCTTTTCTCAGCGACCGGTAAACGTTGTCTAGGCACTCTTTCTGATAGCTGCGAAGTTTGAATGTCACTTAATCACGGTCTTTCGATTAGGCTTGGTATGAACCCCGGGGACTTCTTCACCGGCTTTGAGTGCCTTATAAATTGCCGTCTTGTTCGGTGCGACGGTCGTTTTCGTGACCATATACTGATCCGGAATTACCGACGTGTCATCGACCACGACGCTTGCCTTGTAGTTGCGTGGCTTGAGTACGTGGTTATCAGTCTTCAATTCCTTCAAGTCGGCTTGGTCCATGGCTTGCGTCATGTAGCTTTGCAGACTGTCATTGACTTTTTCAAGCCGCTTCTTTTCGTTCTGAAGCTGCTTTACCTTCTCAGCATACGCAACCGCATATGCTTTATTTTTTTCAATTAAAGTAGCGATGTTATCAAGTGTTGCTTCACGGCTCAATTCGATTGATTCGAGCGTGTCGAAAAGCGTTTGTTCATCAATTTCGTTATCTTCGTCATCGATCATCGCCACGATGGCATCAAAGTTCTGATTCAATTTAAAAAGGTTCATTTTTATTTCCTCCTGTTTTTGTGCTATAATAAACACGTTTTAAGTTTTAAAATTTCTGATATGACCGCCCCTTCTTTTAAGGGACGGTTTTTTTTAGTATCCTAAATCGTCCAGTTCTTCCAATGTGTCCCACAGTTCTTGTCTTACACCACTCCACTTCTTCCAGTCTTTAACTACCAGTTCATCCAAGGCCCAAATCAAACTATTAGGTTTCTTGGCTTCTTTTAAGAAAGCCTCTACGATTTGCTCCGGTTCTTTAGGCTGTTCGACCAGCTTGGTAGCTCCCGTCACAGGGTCGATCACCAAAAAGGCATCCCTCTTATAATCCATAAAATCACCCCCTTACGATGGCGTCTTTTTCGCCATCCAGTTCTTCCAAAAAAGCGGCAATGCAGGCAACTCTTTCCGGTGCCCAGTTTCCCGTGATGTCTCCGACAGTCCAGTATGTCAGGACGTCTTTACGTTCTTTTCTGATTTCAGATAAATTTTTCATTTTTCTTCCTCCTCGATTCTCTCGATTTTATACACTAAACTAGCATTGATGGCCATATCAGGCGCAGAGCCTTTGTGGCTATCGTCGATCCAAATGGCAACAAAGCCTTCGTCAATTTCGATATCGTAAACGTCTAAAGTGGTAATCCGGCTTAAAATTTTACCGGTACTTCGCAATTCGATTCTCAGTAGATCATTTTCGACGGGATAACGTTCCTCATCGCGCTCTTCGTACGTAATTTTGAATTTTCTCATTTAATTTTCGCCTCCAGTTGTCTGTCCTTGAGTTCCATCAAAACCTTGTGATTGTGTTGTGTTAACCTCAACGCAATCAACAGTTCTTCTTTGCTCATTTGTTGTTTTCCCTCCATTCTTCTAAAACATCTAAGAGTTCTACCACCGAAGGAGTTATCTCCGGTTTCAGTTCATCAAATATTTTTTGTGCAGCTTCCTCTCTTCCCCTCTTTTTATATTCAAAAATCACGTAAGCCAGTGACATTAAACCAATGAGGCTCTTTGAGTCGTCTCCAACTTTTTCAGCTCGTTCATCGATTTTGCTTGATAGGGTTCTAAAATCGATTACCTCACAATTGGAAAGCATCGCCATAGCCTCTAATGCGGCTAACTCTTCAACTGCTACTGGCACCAGCAATTCCTTCTCGTTCATTTTCTCTTTCTCCTTGCACTTTCGATTTCTTCGATTTTCTTAAGCACCTTTTCAAGCACTTCATCCCCGAATGCTTCTTGGGCGCCGTCTATCATCTCCTTGGCATCTTCACCATGAGCCTGCATCTCCAGGGCGCCGAATGCTACTATATAGGCTTTCAACTCATTTCTAATGTCAACGTCGTCAACATCATCAATGAGCAAGGCGATATCAGCAGCAATTTTTGCAGTGTTTTCTGTTTTCCAATTAGCGGTGCCGGCCATGGCCATCAACGCGCCTAGCGCTTTGACTGAGATTATGACGGCCTTTTCTTTTTTGTTCATCTTAAATCCTCCTTATCTTGGCAACTTCGCCCGCCAGTCAATCCGCTGACGGTTCTCTTCCATCCATTCCTTTGCCGGCTTGGCAAAGATTATGTTCTGCTGACCACGGGCGTTGGCACGTATCAGCCAGCCATCAGGCCCGGTAATCTCATCGTTAAATCGTGAGAAGATGTAGAGCGCTACCCACGCTCGGCTTTTGTTTCCGCAGCACTTTTTGCGGAATTCGTCAAGGCTCCATGTGATTCCTGACAAATCTTCGTCGAGAACTTCATTGATATGCCACTGAATGATTTCGTTCAGGGCGTCCTGATCAACTTCAATTTTGAACGGGTTCATGGTCATCCCTCCCGTTCAATCAATGGCAGAATGCCGTGGGCTTTAAGCAGCTCATATAATCCCAAGCGTCCCTTTTGCGTCCATTTCGTGTTGAGCACGGCTTTTTGTGTGCCATCTTTCTTGTCAACCATGATGGTTTCGGAATGCGTCCACCCGGTTTTCTGATACTTGGCATACAGGAACCACGTTTCTCCCTGCTTGTAGATGACACCGAAATCATGAAGTGTAGCGTTGAGTGCTCGACCGCTCATTCCATAGTCCTTGGCGATTTGCGTAATCGTGACAAGTGATTTGTCAGCAAGCACCCTGTCGCAATAGTCTGCTTTAGGTGTCAATTCGCCAATGCGTTGTTCTGCAATCAGCCGGCCTTCACGCTCTTGCTTCAGTTGAGTGGCCAGCTGAATGATCGTATCAGGGTCTGTCAGAACTTCTTCGATTTTTGCCGGTGTCATATATGCACCGTGTTTGCGAATTGTCGGCAAAACTTCGCTCGTTACCCAGTGCTTAAACTCTTTAGCTTTTGGTAATTTGCTTGACAAGATCAAGCTATAAAGCCCGGACTCATTGATGGTGATGGTTTCCTTATACTGGTTACCATCAAAGATCATTGCCTTGTGTCTATCCTCTTCATCTACATGGCGATTGATATCTCGACTACCGTTTTGGTACCCGAGGATATCTGCTACATCTTTGCCGACAAAATAAGGTTCACCTTCAATCACCAGTGTTCTGATTTCTTTGTTGTTAAAATTGAAAATTTGTAAGTCGCTCATTTAAACCATCCTTTCTAGCTAAGCTTAAAATCAGAGATGATTTTTAATATCACCCTATTTGCTTGCGGATTCTTTTTGCGACCTGCCAAGTAATCTGACAAGTCTTGCTTAGACATCCCGTACATCGTTGCCAGTGATGCAATCGATATGTCATTTGCGTCAAGATATGCTTTGATCTTTTGCCTTCCATTTAAAGTTTCCGGCATTTTAATCGCCTCCTTGTTTTTTTCCTC